ACCCAGAGAAAGTCGCTAAGGTATTACCGTTAAGTCGCTTGCCTTTTATGATGCCTGCGATTAATGCACTAGGTGACTGATTCAGTACCTATACTACAACCTCCCCACCTAAGCAGTGGGGAATTTTTTGAAAGGGGCGTATGCCTACACCGATTTTACAAACGCTTTCGCGGACGGCATACGCCACTGACGGTACGACCACCGCATGGAATTTTAACTTTTTGGGCGGGTACCTTGACCCCTTGCACGTTAAGGCATACACCGAAACTCCAGCAGGGGTACGGGTAGATGTGACCTTGACTCCGGGGGACCTTATCGGTCCTGCTCAGCTCCGTATTACGCCAGCTCTTGCAGCAGGCAACATTCTCGTTATTTATAGAGATACCCCAAAGGGCATACCTTTGGTTAACTTTACTGACGAGGCTGTTTTTACCGAAGTCGCGCTTGACACCAACGCAAAGCAAGCAGTCTTCTTGGCTGCTGAGTCAGCGGGCTTTGACAGCTTCACACCAGTGACTGAAGTAACTGCGGCAATTGCTGCTCGGGTTGCTATTGATGGTCGGCTGTACCCAACACCTTCCGTCACAGACCCCCTAACACGGGAAGACGGCTCTCCTTCTCAGGTAGGCGATGAGTATTTCAATCTGGTAACGCAACATAAAAAGATCGTTCGCTCAGTCGGCCCCATTGTGTGGGAAGACTATGAGCAGACATCTGCCACTTTTGCGTTTAATGCTACAGAGCGTGCTGCCGCCGCCGCCGGTTCCGCAGCTACTGCTGTCCTTGCATTGAATAATGCAACTGCTCAAGCTGCTAGTTCTGCTACACAGGCCACGCTGTCCGGTGTGGCTAAAGTAGGGGCAGAGGCAGCACGCGACTCCGCGCAGGCCCTAACAAAAATGTATGCGACTACTGCCGCAGCAATTGCTGATGCAGGATTGGCAGACCTGAGCTACTTTTCAACACCTTCAGCAGACCCTAACTTTTCGGCCTTTATCTACCGCAAGGTGTCAGGCGCGGCAGTAGATACCTTGCAGCGTGTTGCTGGCGGGCAGTCGATTATTCAGGGAATTTTCCCGGCTACGGACGGCGCTACTGCATCTACCGGAGTAGCCCCGGCTACGCTAATCCCGGACACCCCGGTAGGCTTGTCAGGCAGAGTCACAGGTTTGTCTTGCTACACCATTAACGCAGGCGTAGCGGCTAAGGCGTTAGTGTTAACTAAGAACGGTGACGGCACTTACACGTTAAACGACTCGTTTGACTTTACGACGGTTGCGGGAACAAACACAATTCTGTGGAATCCGGCAGTTACTTCGGGCCAGTATTTGGCGATTTATGTGCCCTCCGGAGGTCTGCGCTACACCAACACCACGGGCAAGACCCTGACCTTCATCAATGGGCTGGTCGGCACCAACACCGCCGTCAGCGGGACTTCCGCAAATATTGAAATCCGGTTCGGCTGGAAGATTGAGACAGGGGTTCTCGCAAGGGCTGCTGTCGCGGAGGTTACTTCTATTACTAGCGCGTTAAAAGTTGATGGTGTTAGTTTTACGCAAGGCATTTACCCGGCGACCGATGGGGCGTTTGACCTCTCTTCGGGGTTAAGCATTTTCAGTAGCACTCCCGTGACACTGTCGGGCAGCTTAATTGGTTTGTCTGTTTTTGCGTCGGGCGCTGCTGCGGGCGCATTGATTGTTGCGTCCGTCAACGGTGACGGCAGTTTGAAATTGGAAGAATCCAAGACTGTTGCGCTAACTGCTGGATTGAATACGTTCACCAACTTCAACCCACACGTTGAGCCCGGATGGTTAGTTGGTGTTTACAGCGTAGGGTCTATTCGTTTTTCTGCGGGCGGTTCACTGTTCTTTACCTCCGGCATTCCCGGCGCTGCAACGGCAAAGACGACTTCGGGTAATACCGCAAGAATTGGCTGGGCAATCCAGACCGGCTTCGGCGTTCGGGTGACTTCGGAAGAAGCGAGAGCTAAGGCTTTTGAGGCATCGTTGCAGGCGCAAGTTACCGGCAGCACGGCAACGCAAGGCGAATTCCCACCCGTTTCTTTGGGTAACGTGCTTTTGCCGGGGTATACTTCATTTAACCTAGTGCCGGTGTCGCAAGACGGCATAATCGCGGCCCTTTCGGTGTACCTCGGCAACATGGCCGGAGCGGGTCGGCTGGTGGTCGCCAGCAAGGACGCAAGCAATAATTTCACTCTCGTGTCGTCCCGAGCCTACAACTTTGGTGCGGGGCTCAATACGATCACAGACTGGAATCCGACGGTATCTGCTGGGCAGTACATCGGGGTTTATACGGAAACTATCGACGGGGTATCGTACACCTCCACAGGCGGTACGGGTGCGCGTTTCGTGCTGGGTCTTCCCGGCACGGCCACGGCCAGCACCTTGTTAGGCAATTCAGCAAAGTTCGGCATCGGCTGGCAGGTGTCCAGCGGGACTTTGCGCTCTGGCGTGTCCGAGCGCTCGATGGAAAATTTAAAAAGCGCAAGCGATGGTAAAGGCTTACTGACCACCGCAGACTCCAGTGGGGTGGCCGACGCTACCGCAATCTTCGCATCTGCTTACACGGCACACCCAAACCCGTATGTACCGCCCGGAACCTACGCAGTGACGGCATTGCCCAATAAAGGCGACAAGTTCTACGGCAATGGGCGCGTCAATGTCAATGGGACACGCTACCCCTTGCCCCTGCAACCGCAGGACGAGGGCTTGCTGCTGACAGCGAGAGCTAGGCACGCACGCGCAATCTCTGACGGCTCGGCACTTATCCTGCTGGCCGACAGTATCGGAGCGCACTTCAACGCTACCAGTTTACCTAAGCACTGGTTTAACCGCTATGAGCGCTGGGTCAACGACTTTGTTGCGCCCGGTGGCGAGGTGGCTACGGTGGTAGTGCGTAACGATGAGGGCACCACGGGCGAGACTGCGGCGTTCTATGGCCTGACCGTATCTGGCGGCAGCAACGGGACACGCGGACCAGTCGGCAAGTCTGTGATTTTGGCGCCGGGCGGGTACATTGAGTTCACTGGTAACTATGCCTTTGTCGATGCCTTCTACCAGCAACAGGCTGGGGCGGGCTCGTTGGCGTTTTCCTTCAATGGTGGCGTGGCTTACAAAACAGTCAGCGCAGCGGGCGCTACTCAGTTGGACAAGTTCAGCGGACCTAGTGCCACGGGGCAGGCAGCGTCAGGAGTTTACCGTATCACGGCCACAGGCGCGGCGGTTGAGGTAACGGGCATCGTTCGTCAGGCTGCGGTCATTGCGACGGCAGGTACACCAAACCGCCTTAACTGCATGAGGATGAGCTACGGGGGCCAGCAAGCTGTTGACTTTACCGATGCCCGTGTTGATGCAATTTTGACGCAAGCTAACGGCATCGGCGGCGGCTCAAACTCAGAGGTGTACATTGGCTTAGGCACTAACGACATGCTGTTTGGTGCCAGTACGGCCGCCTATGAGGCCAACATGCAGCGCATCATTACGCGTTTGCTGGCTGGCGGTGTCACGAAAATCCGAGCGCTGAGTCCGATTCGCATGAACTACTCACAGTGGTCAACCTTCCTTGTGAACGGTAACAAGTTCGACCAGTACGTTGCGGCACTGGCAAAAGTCTGTGCTGCCAACAACATCCCGTTGTTGCGGTTTGACGCAGTGGACTTTATGGGGCGCGGCTTGCTTTCTAGCGATGGCCTGCACCCTAACGACGCTGGCTTTGACTTGATGTTTGACATGATCGCACGCTGGAAAGCGGCGTAATTTACAGGGTTAGTATGAAAACAGAGTTAGCAGCGGAAGCTGTCAAAGCCACCCCGCCGCTAACTGTGGCGGGCTTGGCGTTCGCTGGGGTTAGTCTGCAAGATTGGGTGCTCCTCCTCACGGTGGTGTACTTGATCTTGCAGATTGCTTTCCTCGTTTACGACAAACTATTAAAGAACAAGGACCACAATGGCAGCAAGTGATAAAGACCTAGGTGAGCTACACGCTGCACTGACCCGAGAGATTACTGAGCGCATTAAAGGTTACGACGATGTGACTGACGAAGGTAAGTCTATTGTTCGTAGAGCCACCGCTGCCGAGCTAGCCGTTGCCGTGACGCTGTTGAAAAACAACAACATTACTGCTGACGCTAGCGACAACGCTGAGCTTAAAGCTCTGAGCACTGCTTTGAGTGAGCGCCGTAAGAAAAAGCTGACACCTGTGCAACTGGAAGAAGCCCTTGAGTCTTACAGCCAAGTCTCGGGCCTGATGCAATGAAAGGGCGGGAAAGCCTAGCCAATGCTTCTGGGAGGTGGGAACAACTCCTAGTCCTCCAGCAGCACTACGACACCTTCGTGCCTTTCTTAGAAGATGTGATGGACGAGCTTGGCTTTTCTACCACGGAGATTCAGAAGGACATCGGAGGCTACATGGCCTACGGGCCGCAGTACCTTATGGTGCAGGCCCAGCGGTCACAGGCCAAGACTACGATTGCTGCGGCCTTTGCCGTGTGGCACTTGATGCACAACCCTATGGGGCGCGTGCTGATTCTGTCCGCAGGTGGTACGCAGGCTGAGGAAATTAGTACGCTTATTGTCCGGCTTATCCTGAACATGGATGTGCTGGCCTGTATGCGTCCTGACAAGATGGCCGGGGACCGCACTTCGGTGCTGGGCTTTGACCTTCACCACAGCCTCAAGGGTATCGACAAGTCACCAAGTGTGGCCTGCGTCGGTATTGACTCTAACTTGCAGGGTAAGCGGGCTGACTTGCTTATCCCTGACGACGTTGAATCCGCTAAGAATTCGGCGACTCCGGTGCAGCGGGCTAAGCTCCTGCACCTGACCAAAGACTTTACCTCGATTAACCAGAATGGGCGTATCATCTGGCTGGGCACGCCCCAGACGATGGAATCCATCT